CCCTGCTCGACCTGCCCCAGGACCTGATCGACCAGGTCGTCGACGGCGAGCTGTCGGCCGCCGTCGCCCGCGAGCTGGGCCGGGTCGAAGATCCCGAGGCACGCCATCGCCTGATCGAGCGGGCGATGACCGAGCAGTGGGGCAAGAGGAGGGCCGCCGACGAGGTCGACAACGAGCTCGAGGACGCCGAGGATTATTCCCCACGAATAAACGCCGGGCCCGACGACCCGGGCGACCCCGACGACCCGACCCCCGAAGACGCCGAGGATTATTCCCCGGGAATAATTCCGGGCCCCCGGCCGCTCAACCCCGCCCTCCCCTCGAAGGCCCTGCCCGACTGGAGAGACCGGCCGGCGATGGGCCTGGGGCTCCCGGCCGCGCTGGCCAACCGGCTCGCGAAGGATGGGATCGAGTCCGCCGGCGAGGCCTGGGGCCTGCTCGAGGGGGGCGTCCTCTGCATGGACCTCGGCTGGCCCTACCTCGAGGCCAAGAACCTCGAGAAGGCCCTGCTCGAGATCCGAGAGGAGGCCGGCGACCCCGACCCCTTCGTGGCAAGTTTCGACTTCGGACCCGTCGTGATGCCCGCCCCGAAGCGGACCTGCCGCGAATGCGGTTGCACCGACGACGATTGCCGGCAATGCATCGAGAAGACGGGCCGGCCCTGCCAATGGGTCGAGCCGGATCTCTGCTCGGCATGCCTCCTTCCCGAGAGGCCATCGGAGGGAGAGGTTGCGGACATCGAGCTGAGGCGTGCCATCGGCATATTCCAGGGCCATGAGGAGCGATGGGCCGAGGCGGCTAAGACAGGGCTGTCCGATGTGGACCTGTTCGCCAAGATCGGTTCAGAGATGGGCATCGGGGGATCGACGACCGGCTTCTGGCACGGTCGGAGGATCGGCTACAAAGGGGGGAAGAATCCGGCGATCTTCATCCCCGATTATCCGTGGTCCAAGAGGCCGACTCTCTACGGTGCGAAGCTCAGGGACCGCGTGAGGGCGCTCCTCTCGATCCCCTATCCGGGGGCCGAGCCCCACGAGGTCGAGGGCCGGGCCAAGCCCGTCGTCGAGCCTCGCCATGCCCGGCTCGTCGACCTCCTGCCCGACCTCGAATGGAGGCGGACCCCGTTCTGTCAGACCTCGGAAGTCGTCGTCGTCGAGCTGGACGGGATCGAGGCCGTCTTCCGGTGCGACGAGGACCGGCGTCCCACCGTCGCCCTCCTCGCCCTGGCCCGAGAGGTGGTGGCCAACCTCGAGCGCAGGCTCGGACGCTAGGCCGCGAGACCGGCCGGGGGGAGTCAGGAGACCTCAGCTCGACGGATCGAGCTTCCTCCCGGCGCATGAAAAGGGGGGGCGATCCGCGGTGGATCGCCCCCTGTCATCATTCGAAGCGAAGGGCACGCTGATGTCAGATCGAATGCGGAAGCCCGGCCGCCGCGAGAAGCCGCTGCGGGACATGACGGAGGGCGAGCTGGCCTTGCTCATGAAGCGAGCGGCCAGGCTCATCGAGGCGGGCCTGCCCCCGGGAACCCTGTTCACGCTCCTGGCGTTCGACGATCCAGGGCTCGCCCAATATATCTCGAATGGCCGGCGGTCCGATGTGATCCTCGCCATGAGGGCATGCGCCGACCGGCTCGAACGCCGCGAGACGATCGAACGCGTCGGCTTCTAGCCGCCAGCCAGCGGTGTTTGAAACAGTCTTCGGACGGACGCCAATAGACAGCCAAGTAATCGGAGATTGCCAATGTCAGTGATGAATCAAAGGGAATGTTATGCAAGGGCGGAAGCCTATTGGGAAGCGGCGACACATCTCGGATTGGATTGGACCCATGACAATACCGAGAGGGAGCAAGGTGAAATCATCGCCAAGCGTCTCTTTCGGCTTCAAGCTATCTGGCTGAGGAAGGGTAGAGACGCCGTCGAATGATGGAAAAAGGGGGCGGCCGATCCCGATGGATCGCCCGCCCCCTTTTGGTTTCAATCAGCCGCCGACACACTCGCGGCAGTCGCGGTCGGTGACGTCGGTCAGGCTCGTGCCCGGTACCGGGCGGCCCTTGCCGGCGAGGCAGACCCTGGTGCTCGTGCAGCCGCACTCGGTGGCGAAGTCCCCCCGATAGTCGCAGCCCAGGACCAGGAGCTTGATCGAGCGGTTTCGCCCGGGGTCGAAGCCCGGGGCGTCCCCGGCCCCGGCGTTCGCCCCGAGGCGGGCGAGCTGCTCGCCGGGGGGGATCGCCCGCCAGGACTCGAGCCGGGCCCTGAAGGCGAGCTGGCCCGGGGTCAAGGCGGTGTCGGTGGCCATCAGTCATCCCCCGTGATCGAGACGTAGCACGCCGCATCCGAGCCCGAGAACGTCGTCCCGCTGGTCAGGCTGAAAGGGACGCACGTGTTGGCGTAGCTGCCGACGACCCAGGTGTAGAGGATGCCGTCGCGATAGGGCGACCCGTAGGGCGAGTCGAGGTAGACCCGCGACAGGTTGAATTGGTTGTAGTAGCAGGTGAGCAGATACTGGAACATCGCGTTGTCGGCGATGACGTCGGGGAAGCTCTCGGTCGAGAGCCATGAGTTGGTGCCGAGGCCGAGGTCGGCATAGCCGGCCGGCGTCGGGCCATAGACGATCGAGCAGCTCTGGAACATCCCGTAATTGCACGTCTCGGACCCGCTGAACATCGCCAGATTTTGCGGCGCGGTCGGGCAGAAACAGCCGGGGAAGTCGCCCGTCGCCCCGCTATAGGGGTCGCCCCCGCAGCAGCAAAGGTTCACGTGATGTTCCCGCAGCTCGTCATGACGAAGTGGTATTTGCCGCCGGGGCCGGGGACGCACAGCACGTAGGACCCGATGCCGACGAGCGCCGTCGTGTCGTTCAGGATCGGGTACGTGGTCGTCGAGAGGTCGGAGTAGCTCGTGCCGTTGAACTGCTGCAACTTCCCCGATCCCGTGCCCGGGGTGGCACCCGATCCCCGCGTGATCGTGGTGGTGGTGAGGAGCATGGCCGAGCCGCCGAAGGCGACCGGCCCGTCGATCGGGGGGGCCGTCGATCGGGGCTGCTGCTCGACGAAGCGGCCGACGTCGAGGAGGCGTCGGGCGGCGGCGCGGGAGAGCTTGACGCCGGAGGCGCGTGACATGTGCAATCTCCCTCCGATCAACTGAAGAGCGTGGTGAGGTTCGGGAAGGCGGTGGCGAAGACGGTGCTGGTGTAGACCTGGAACTCGAGCTGGACGTAGTCCGAGAGCGTGGTCAGCACGTTGCCGGACCCGTCGAGGAGGGCAGGCTGGGAGATCGGCTGGCCGGTGATGTCGACGATCTTGTTGAGGCCCCCGGATGTGTTCTTGGCCCGGTAGCCACGGTCGATCGGCTTGGCGTTCCACCCGCCGTCGTTGGGGTTGAAGGCGAATTCCCCCTCGAGCCGGTAGTAGTTCTGGCCCATGAACTGGGAGTAGAGCCGCTGCGGCATGTTGGGCGGGGAGAACTTGATCGAAAACGCCGGGAAGCCGTTCCACACGTCGGAGTTGATCATGTTCCCGTACGTGAAGAACGCCGCCGGGTTGAAGGTCAGGCTGTTCCAGGAGACGCGGAGGATGCCCTTGAGTTGCTCGCGGGTGACCGGCGGGTCGAAGGGGTCGCCGGCCGAGTTGACGACCGGCACATAGGCCGGCGGGCTCGAGCCCGGCGTCATGGCGATGTCGGCGACCTGCTCGAAGACCTGCCACTGGAAGCTCACGTCGATCGGCTGGTCGACGGGGTTGCCGGTCGCCGTGTGGGTGAGGGGGTCCCACGGTCCATAGGTGACCGTGACGTCCCACCAGTAGCAGGCGGTGTCCGTGTTCACGTCGGCGGCGTCGAGCGGGTTGACGAACCCGCTGATCACGTCGCCCTGCTCGACGGAGATCTCCGCCACCACCTGCCCGGAGTCGGACGGGTGGGGATAGTTGATGATCAAGCCGGCGCCGAGGTTGGACCGGGCGTAGCTCTCGTCGCAATCCGTGGTGAACGCGGCTGTGTAGGTCCTCGACCCGGAGCGCTCCCACTGGTCGTTTTCGGTGCTGGCGGATTTCTGCGGGAAGAGGCCGAGGAGCCCCATGTTTATCCCTCGTCGAAGGTGGGGTCGGGGTCAGAAGCCGGCCTGGACGTCGGGGCGCTGGACGGCGGCCAGGATCGACCGGAGCGTGGCGTTGCCCTGGCCGGCGAGCGCGACGCCTTCGCGGGCGACGGCGATGGGGTCGTTGAAGTTGGAGGACATCTGCGAGAGCAGGTACGACCGGCCCTCGACCGAGTTGGCCTGCACGGCCCCGGCGAGCTGGGTCGGGCCGCCGAGCCCCGACTCGGCGGTCTTCTGGGCCGCGGCCCGGACCGCCTGGGCCTTCGACAGGCCGCCGTTGGCCTCGCCGAGCTTGGCCATCTTGTCGATCCGTGCGAGGTCCTCCTGGAGCTTCTGGAGCGGGGTCTTGGTGGACTCCTGAAGCTCGTCGCGGAGGGCGCTGGCCTTGGAGGCCTCGCGGGCCTCGTAGCCGCCCCGGAGGAGGTCCTTGCGGTCGCCGGCGGAGATGCCCTTGAGCGCACCGACCTGGCGGTGGATCTCGTCCTGGCCGGCGGTGGCGATCGTCTCGCGGTTGGCGTCCCGCATCGCGTTGACCTGGGTCGCCAGCGCGGCGTTCATCCGGGTCGCCAGCGCGGCGGCCTGGGCCTGGGTCTGCATCGCCTTCTTCCTCGCCTCGAGCTCGGCCTTGGCGCCGCCGAGCTGGACGGCGGTGGTGGCGTGCTGGTCGAGCATGGCCTGTTGCGGCTTGGTACGCCGCTTGTAGAGGCCGTTGTTCGAGACGGTGAACTGGGCCTTGGTCTGGCCGATCTTCTCGCGTTGCTTGTCGAAGTTGGCCTGGAGTTCGTCGACCTTCTTCTGGCTGGCGTCGAGCCTGGCCTGGAGGGCGGCCCTGGCCTGCTCGTCGGCCTTCACGTCCGCGGCGTCGACCTTGGGCGGGGCCGGCGCCTGGGCTGCGGCCGGGCGGGCGGGGATGCCCGGGATCGTCGGCAGGGACGGGGGCGGGATCGTCACCCCGAGCACGCCGGCGAACTTGTTCGCGAACGCCGTCATCAAGTCGACGCCCTGGGCGATCTTGGGGGCGATCGCCACCGTGAAGATGTCGGCGATGTGGGCGAGGGTGTCGGAGATCCGGTTGAGCGAGATCTCGAGCTTGCGGGCCTCGGAGACGTCCTCGTCGGAGATGATTGGCGCGGCGTCGAAGGCGGCCTTGAACTTGTCGCCCGAGAGGGTCAGCATCCGGGAGACCTTGACGCCGTCCTGGCCGGCCAGGAGCATGGCGATCCGGGCCTTCTCGGCGTTGTCGGGGAGCGCCGCGAAGCCTTTATTCAGGGCCTTGATCTGGTCTTCGGGGCTCATGGCCTGGAGCTGCTCGGCCGAGGTGCCCAGCGCCTTGAACGCCTGGCTGGCGTCGGTGACCCGGCCGATCGAGCCGTTGATGTTCGCGGTCAGGGTCGTCATGAACGAGCCGAGGTCCTGGACGTCGACGCCCGTGGACTTCGCGACGGACCGGAGCCTCGAGAGCGCGTCGGCCGAGGTGCCGAGGGCCTCGGCGTCCCGGCCGAGGTCGCCGATCCGCTTGAACCCGAGCCCGGCGAGCGCGGCGGCCGAGCCGACGGCGGCGGCGGTCAGGCCGGCGAACCCCTTGGTGAGGATGCCGATGTTCGAGCCGTTCAGGGTCTTGAGCTTGAGGTTGACCTTGTCGATCGAGTTGGAGATCCCCGTCCCCATCGCGGACCAGGCCTTGGCCGTGCTCGAGCCGAAGACCTCGGCGTCCTTCTTGCACGCCTTGAGGCCCCTGGAGAATCCGGAGACGTCGGCGCCGACCGGGACCGTGATCCCGTTGATTCGTCTATTGCTCATGGGTGTGGGTTTCCCTCAGGCGGCCCGACTTGGCCGCGGCGATCTCGAACGACGCCTTGACCATGGCCAGGGTCCGCTTCCGCTCCGCCTTCTTCGGTCTGGGCAGGTAGCGCGTGGGGTCGGGCTTCTTGACCCCCTTGATCCAGTCGAGCTTGGCCATGATCGCGGCGAAGGGGTGCGACCACTCGGGGACGTGGGTCCGGTCGAATTCGTCCCAGAGCTTGACCTCCTCGAGCGACATCCGGGCCATCACTTCGAAGGCCGTCATGCCGCCCAGACGCTCCGCCAGCTCGAAGGCGCGGCGGACGAGGGGGCGGCTCAGGGTTTTCCCGCGGCTTCCCCCGTGGACTCGTCGGAGAGCGCGTGCGCCTCGTTGAAGATCCGGCTGAGGACGTCGGGATCCTTGGCGCAGAGGTCCTCGACGTCGCCCCGTTCGAAGACGAGCTGGCCGTCCTCGTCGCAGACGCAGAAGGTCAGGTAGAGCGGGACGACCTTCGTGTCCTGGGTGGACGCTCGCGCCTCCTCGAAGGCGATCGCCTCGAGCAGGGAGAGGGTCCGGACGTGGACGGGGAATCCCCACTCGGGGACGTCGATCGACTTGAGCCTGAAGTCCCGGGCCGCCAGGATCGAGTGGCGGAGGGCCTGCCGTGCGGTTGTCATGATGGATCAGGTCCCCGCCGTGGCCGTGATGGCGCCCGAGATCGCGATGGTGAAGTCGAGGTGCGGCGCGTCGTCGCCGGAGAAGTTGCCGGGCTTGAGGTTCGAGATGAACCCCTGGAACGCGTAGGTCGACCCCGTGGTCGGGGACGAGCCGTCGTTGAGCATGACCTGCCAGTAGATGGTGGCCTTGCTCGAGCCGAGGGCCATCAGCTCGGTCACGCCGGCGTCGGCGAAGACGAGGTAGCAGCTCCCGGTGAAGGTGCCGTTGTCGGTCCGGCCCGGGGCCTTGGCCATCGTGCCGACGGCGAGGGTGGGAAGGTTGATGATCGTCGTGTCGAAGCCGTCGAACTCGGCGTCGTCGAGGAGCTGGACCAGCGAGGCGAAGGTCCCTCCGGATGCGGTCTTCCAGCTCAGGGAGATCCCCAGGCCGGATTGGGGGGAAGTGCTCAGGGACATGATTGCCTTTCGTTTCTATGGGGTGATCAGTCGAAGGTCGGGGCCGTTTCCTTGAAGGCGATCCGGTATTCCACGGCACGCTGGTAGGTGCCGGCGTCCGTCCCGTCGATGTTCGGTTCGTAGGGGAGGTCGAGGCATTGCTGGAGCCGGCACGAGGAGACCTTCGTCGTGCCCATGTAGCCGCGGAAGCCGTGGAGCACGGCGCGGAGCGACCGCTCGAGCTGCACGGTGGTCAGGTAGCTCGTCGACCAGGTGCTGAACTGGTACACCCGGGCGGTCAGGCCGGCGGCCCGCGCCATGGTGTAATAGGGCTCCTCTTCGACCGCGAAGTAGCTGATCGCGTCCGGAGTCTCGTCGCCCTGGGGGATGTGCCCGGGGTAGATGTCCACGCCCAGGCCCTGGGCGGAGAGGTACGCGAGGAGGTCCTCCTCGAAGATCCCGGGCGTCGGGTCGGGCGTCGGGGGCGCGAACGAGCCCAGGCCGCCGGTGAGGAGGTAGGGCGGCGACCCGAGCAGGCCGCCGGTCAGGAGCAGGCTCATGGGTCACGTCCTCTCGGTCGGGACCGTCGCGGAGTCCAGCGCGAACGGTCGGATCGTGGTGCCGGCCGGCGTCTTGAGCGTGAAGCTCGTCCCCGACACCTCCGCCTGCCCGGCCGCCGCCGCGTAGATACCCCAGAAGATGTCGGCCACCGTCACCTGCCCGTCGGCGAGCCCGGCGACGTTCCGGGGCGTGCTCATCACCGTGCCGAGCGTCAGGCCCGATCCGCCCCCGGCCGAGTAGGTTCCGGTCAGGCCGCCGCCCGGGCCGAAAGGGACGCTGAGTTCGACCTGGCCCGTTGTGGGCTGGATGACCGTGCCCGCGATGGTGCTGCCCGGCCCGAAGGTCTGGGTCGAGAGGACCGTGTTGGCGGGAGGCTGGACGACGGTCCCCGTCGAGCCCGTGCCCCCGACCCCATAGTGCGGCGCGGTCGAGAGCACCGTGGTCGCGAGGGGGATCGTCGCGGTCCCGACGAGCGTCGTCCCGTTGATGGCGTAATTCGTCGGCCCCCCGCTGGCCGGCGAGAGGACATAGGCGATCCCCGGGTCGACCGAGGTCGAGGATGAGGCGACGACCGGGTTCCCCAGGATCGAGGCGTAGGCCGGGATCTCGAACGCCGTCATCTCCTGATAGCCGTAAGTGGTCGGGTGCGTGCCGGTCACTTCGGAGATCGGGTTGCCGTCGCCCGCGCCGCCGGTCTCGATCGGGGCCCAGGTGTCCGTCTCGACGTAGATGACGTTCGGATTGTTCATCGCCGCGACGGCCGCCGCGAGCGTCGGGTTCAACGCCCAGACCCAGGGGGTGACGCCCCGGGCGATGACGGTCCGGGCACCGGCGGCCAGCGCGGCGGTGATGCAGGCCGTGTAATTGCCGGGGACCGTCGAATCGGAGGTCGAGTCGTTCCGACCGGCTGCCGACACCGCGTAGGTTGGCGGCGCGTTCAAGGCCGCGAGCCAGGTCGGCAGGTAGGACAGGATCTGGGCGGTCGTGTAGCCCGGGACGCCGACGCCCATCGCGAGCATCCCATACGCATGGGCATACTGGAAAAAGTCGAGGTCGCTGGAGTAGGTGGCGTCCTCGCCGGCCGTGATCGAGTCGCCGTACTGGACGATGGTCTGCGGCTTGTACGTGCCGACGAAGCCCGTCCCGCCGCCGACCATGATGCCGATCGGCCCCCGGTAGACCGGCGTGGCCGTGGCGAACCCCGGGATCACCGTGTAGATGTGGGTGCCGCTGAGCCCGGTCGCGACCTTGCGGGGACGCCGGAAGGCGTCGCCGGTGTTGTCCAGGGCGACCGTCGTGAAAGCCCCGCCGTCGATCGCATAAGCACAGTGCGAGTCGGCGGTGTAGACCCAAAGGTCCGTGCAGTTCGCCCGGACGGCTGCCGACCCGTTGAGCGAGAGCAAGGCCCGGCTGACGACGGTCGCCGGGAGCGGGGCGGTGGCGTTCGTGTAGCTGGCCGAGTTCGCGACCTGGAAGATCGCACCGCCGGGATAGGTCGGGTCGGTGAAGTTGTGGTAGGGCCCGATGTCCGAGCCCGCCGAGATCGCGGGCGCGGCCCCGGTGACCGTCAGCACCGCGCCGGTCATGGGCGTGTTGGCATAGCCAACATACCCATCCTGGCTCACGATTCGGACGAGGTGCGTCCCCTCGGCCAGGCCGGTGACCGCGACGACGCCGCTGGCCACGACCGGATTCACCGCCGGCGAGCCATCGACCCAGATCATGTACGGATTGAGCCCCGCCTGGCAGGTCGTGGCCAGCGTGAATCCCGTGCCGGTGATGTAAGTCATCAGGCACGAGAAGTCGCTGATCATGATCCGCTGGCCGGAGGCCGTCGTCAGGTCGAACAGGCCCGTCCAGCCGCCGACTGCCGAGATTTGAGCGTCGGAGAAGGTTCCAGTCGCCATGCGTTGCCGTGCCGTGGGTTAGTGGGGAGGTTCAGGGCTTCGAGGGGGGATCGATGCCGTGGTGGGATGCGAGATCAGGAGATCGAGGAGATGGCCTCGGCGAGGCCGTTGACGATCTCGTCGACGACGTCCTCGCGCCTGGCGGCGATGGAGCGTCGGACGAACGGGTTGGCCGGCTGGTTGCGGCGGCCGAACTCGACGAAGCCGGCGAAGCCCTCCTCGCGGCCGCCCTCGACCATGACGACCATCGAAATGTTGCCCTTCTTCCGCTTGCCGGATCGGACCTTCACGGACCGCTTGAGGAGGCCCTCGCCGACGGGGCTCTTCGCCTTGATCTCGCCGGCGAGGACCTTGGCGGCGGCCCGGATCGACTTGCGGATGAGCTTCTTCTGGACCTTCGCGTCGAGCGAGTCGAGCGTCCGCTCGAGGTCCTTCGTCCAGGCGACGTGGCGGGCCATCTATTGCGCCCCCTTCTCGGTCGCGTCGACCTCGATCAGGATCCCGAAGGGGTCGGGGACGGCGGCGGCCACGTTCAGGGTCAGGCCGTTCCAGGCGAATTGGTCGGAGGGGAGGATCGGGCCCGAGGCGGCCCGGAGCGTGATCTTGTAGCGGAGGACGCCCTTGAGCTGCTTTGCGTTGGTCGCCTCCGCGCCGCCGAGGCGCTCGACCTTCGCGTAATAGGTGCCGACCGGCTGATAGTCGGGGATGTGCTGGCCGACCGAGTTCGGCGAGCCCGAGTCCCTCAGGAGCGTCACGCGGTGGCGGAGGTCGCCGGCGTTGATATTCTTCATGGCTTACTTGTAGAAGCCCTTGTTGCAGGTGTCGAAGAGTTCCTTGACGCCGTAGGGCATGGGCGAGAGCACGCCCTCGGTGATCGCCTCTCGGTTGCGGTAGAGGCTCGCGCCCCAGAGCAGGATCCCGGCCATGGCGGGGAACGGGATGTTGTCGGACACGGTCACGCCGGCGACGTCGGCTTGCACCGTCGCGGCGGTCGAGGTCGTCGTGATGGGGGTGGCCAGGCCGGGGCCCGTGACGACCCGGGTGGTGGTCGTGACGCCGCCGGCGATCGCGACGGTCGTCGTCGTGGTGCCGAACCCGCAGGTGTAGGCGATGACGACCGAGCCGACCTGGGGCAGCGTGAACGGCCAGATCTTGCCATAGGCCGGGGCGACCCGGCCGGGGAACCCGGGGACGTATTTGTAATAGTCCGAGGGCAGGGCCTGGAGCGTGCCCGAGGTGTCGAGATACTGGATCGAGTCGATCGAGATCAACGGCGGCTTGAGGATCTTGAAGACCGAGTCGAGCGTGTAGGGATAGACCGACGTGTTCAAGAACGTGTTGAACGCCGCGGACCCGGTCGGGCCGGTGAGGGCGCTCGTCGGCAGGAGGTCGCGCGTGAGCTGATACGAGCGGCTCCCGGCCAGCGTCTGCTTGAGGTAGGCGGACGCGGCGTGCCGGGCGGCCTCGAGGTAGACGGCCAGGTTGAGGTCCTCGGTGGTGTCCGAGGCGTCGACCCGGCAGTGGGCCTTGAAGGTCGCCAGGTCGGCCGCCGACGGGGCGGAGGGGGCGGAGGTCGTGATCAGGCTCTCATACATCGAGCTTCGCCTTGCGCGTCTTCGGCTTCTTCACGGCCTCGCGCTTCTCGGGCGATTCGGGTTCGTTGGGATCGGGCGACTCGGGCCCGGGGTCCGGGGCGGCGGGGCGGGTGACCTTGATCTCGAGGGCGGACCCGTGGCGGATCAGGTACCGGCCTCGCTGGTCGTCGCACTCGACGTCGTCGCCCTGGGCGTGGGTTGTCTTGCCGATGAGTTCGGACTTGAGGAGCATGATGCGCATGGAGTTCCCCCGGGGCGGAGGGGGCCCGCGAGTGCGTGCCCCCTCCGGCCGTCAGATCAGGTGGTGGCGACGGCGGACGAGATCACGAACGCGTTCGAGTGATCCCGCTGGGTGTCCATTTCCTGGAACAGGTTGTACTGGATGGCACCCTGGGACACGTTGATGTAGGGGTTGATGACGATGTCGATGCCGCCCCAGAGGGCCAGCTCGGCATATTCCCAGCTCCCGAAGATCAGGGAGTTGAGGGTCCCGGTCGACGTGCCCTTGGTCAGGCCGTTGGGCATCTCGTTCGTGACGAAGGCCCGGTACCCGTTGACCGTGTTGTCGGGGGCCCAGACGAACTCGGGGTAGACCTGCCCGCTGTTGATCTTCGGGGTTTGCTTCAGCTTCGAGCGGACGGCGGGTGTCGTGACGAAGGCCATCGACTGGCCGTCGGCGTTGACCTGGGCGACGAGGTTCTCGCAGTTGAGCGCGTCGGCGAAGCTCATGTCCGCGCCGTTGCCGGTGTCGGCCGCCAGGGCGAGCGTCTGGGCGCCCGAGTCGTACAGGACGCCGGTCGGGTTGGCGCCCGCACCGGTGCCGGCGAGGACCTGGGTGTCGAGGCCGATCGCCAGCACCTTCAACATGTCCGACTCGACGGCGGTCTCCGCGTTGATCGACATTTCGAACAGCGACTTGCGGCTGATGTTGACCT